CTAAAGTTTTAATTCGGCTTTTGTATGGCATTTCTTTTACCTTTCTTTAATCTTTTGTTATTTAATCAGATAATACTTCACTCATAGCATCATCGCTATCTTCAATAGTTTCTTCAAACTCTGGTTCATTCTGAACGTCAAATAATTGGTCAAACATAGTTAATGCATTAACTGTACGTTTACCACTGATACCTTGACTACCTGATTGAAACTGCATCCATAGTCTACTGTTCGTATCAATCAAATCAATGGCTTCTTGTTTAGTTTTCTTACTGAATATTTCATCAATAACATCTTTAAACAATACACGTTCAAATTGTTCATTCATCAACATCTTGGGTATTACACCTTTTTCATATTGACGATTAGCCTCTTGAACTGCATTCATATGCATCCATACATTATGACTCTGAATCAATGTGTAACTCAATGTATCCCAGCTAGTCTTGGTTTCTTTATTATGTTGTCCTAAGAACCCTTGACCACGATAGCACAAGTCCTTAAGCACTAGTTTATCAGTAACTGGACTATCTGTAAAGACTTTATGGATGCCTTCTGCCAATACAGCATCACGGTATTTTCTATTATCACTTGCATAACTTTTCTTTTCAGCAGTTTTTTCCATACTGTATGACCATTTCTTGTAATGCTCAATACTAGTATTAAAATACGCTAAACCTTTAGCCGCACTAAAGAAAGGACTTGCACAGTCAAATGTAATCTGTAGTTTTGGGTTATGATACTTGCGAATAGCTTTCTGAATATCAGTAAATAATACAGCATACTCTAAGATACTTGTACCCAAACAGTGAATCAAATCGTGTTTACCTTCTACTAATAAACCATCATGGATAATATCGACCATGCGTGTTAGCATCAAGTGTACGTCAATCTTGTTCTGACCACCGAATGCCCAACCATTAAAGTGATTGTCTGGATAAATATTTGGATCACAATACTTTTTCATTTCAGCATACCAATCATCGCTTTGGGTATGTGTACGACCTTGTAATACATTTAAGAACTTACACTTGCCCGAACGATTGTTAATAAAGTATTCATTGTTAATATGAGTAGCACTAATAGCTTGTTCAATAGTACTAATGCCATGAAGACTTACTCCACTACCCGGAATATCATTACCGTCTTTATCTTTTTTAATTGTTTTAGGATCTTTCATATGAAAGGTAGTTATTGATTGTGAAGGAATATCAAGAACCATACCATAGTCCATGTACGTATCCATCCAATTCAATACAGCTTTACGCTTAATCATAGCTTTAGGGCAGTTAGGATCTTTCCAATCAGCTGGCCATTGACCTTTAAGAATCTGAAATCCACCACTATCACCCAACATAAATGTACCTTCTTCACGTTCTCTAATGATTGATTCACTAGGATCGTCTTTAGTTGTATCTAAGTTAGCATGACCAGCACTGTACAAGCCCCATTTGTAATAATAGAGACCTTCTTTGCTATTAAGAAAGTTTAATTTCTCTACATCACCGTTAAACTGTGCAGGGATACGTGCAGGATCAAAGTACTGTTCACCTTTACGTTGCTTACCTAAGCCACTAATGTAAAAACTACTGACTGCAGGTAAGAACAATGCCCAATCAGGGTCCTGCTTTTGTGATAGATTATCTTGTTCCATTAAACTTTTACTTCTTCTTTAATCAATGTTTGAACAATTTTAATTTGTTCTTGCTTTTCTTTAACTTGCGTAACAAGGTCTTTGATGGCAGGACTAGATTCTGCTAATCGTTCTAATTCAAATTCCTCATTACGCTTTTTTCGTGCCCACTCTAACAAACTAACTGCTTCGGTGTCTAAGCTAATGTAGGAATTATTAGATTGCATAATAACCCAAAGACTCCCATCAAATACTTCAATGTTTTGACTATTGGGATTATATCGCATATTACCTACACCCGGTCCACTACCATGTGCAATGTAAGTACCAGCAGGCATTCCACCTGACACAGTTAAGAATGGACTATTAGAGGTAATGCTTTTAATCATTTTGCTTGTGCTGGGAGTAAGTAACGATAGACTGCAAGACCCGAATCAACTGTGATTTCAGTTGCACCTGCATCACTAATTTTAACAATCTTGTCACCTGGCAGATCCATAATACTCAAAAACTCTTTAACAGGCCACATCCAAGATTTACTTAGCGTACCAGTAACACTTGGTTGAAACACAAAGTTACCACTGTGAGTTGATGGGTCACCGAAGAAAATCTTTAGATCACCATTCTCAGTTCTAGTAGTAAAGTTTTTTTCTTCACTGTTAGCACTTGCTTGACGTTTCAATCGTTGAATGCCAGCGATTGTAGGTTCAAATTCAACATTCCATGTTGCACCTTTAAACATTACATGCTTAACTTTTTCTTCAACAATAGCTTTGCTCATCAACCGATAATCGTTAATGAAGTCTCCTGCTTTTGTTTCAAAGTGAATGTTAGCCGGAGCATCAGGATCATCACGTGTACCACGAACAACATTGATTTTAGCATGTTCATCATAGTCTTCAAAGCCTAGAATTGTTTTCAATTTGCCTAAGTTAGGCATACCGAATACACCGATAAACTCTGCGTTAGGGTTTTTAAATGTACCACTAACAATAACAGTTTTATCTTCTGCGATTGCGTTTACAGTTGTCTCTGTGTCAGTACCACTGACTTTGATTAGTTCAATACAGCCGAGACCGAATGTATGTTGAATTAAATCTTGTAAATTATCTTTCATGTTTTTCCTTTGTTTAAACTATTTAGGTAGTTATGATGTGTATTGTATAGGAGTTTTTTGCGAAATGCAACACCAATTTAACCGAAACTGAATAAATCATCAAATGTACTATTAGTATCTGTATTGCTACGAATATCCCAATCTAATACACCTAACAAGTTATCAATCTTCTCGTCAACTAATGTTTGTTCCATTGCCTGGTCGTCAAATGGTAACTCACAGAACCATTTAGGTAAGCGTAGTTCATCTACTGGATAAGCTACACTTGTAAAGCCTAGTGGATTAGGCTTTAGTTTACAAACAATAACCTTCATACCATCAATAATCTTTTGACTGTATTGGTCACTGTTCACTCTACGCAAGTAATTGTAATTTAATGCCGCACGAACATGACCTGGCATGTTAGCACGACCTGTCTTACTCTTTGCTTCTAAGTCACCATAATATGTAAGTTTGTTTACACCTTTAGGTGAACCCTTAGTCCAACTATCTTGTGCAGTTAAGACACGCTTGAAGTCCTTGACTGCCTCAATAACTTCATCACGGCCCTTACCTTGTTGCAGAACCATTTGTAGTACATTCATTAAAAACTCTTGTACATACTTGGGAGTATCAGCACGTTTCAAGTCAAGACCCATAGCTTTGATATCACCACCTTGACCATCTTTATCTTTGCGTTTACCTTCTTTGTCAAAGATGTTAATAGCATAACGTTTCTTAACAATAAAAATAGCACGATCACCGATCAATTCACGACCGGCTTTAATGATAGCACCATTCTTACGAGGGGCATGAAATGCTTTCTCCATAAATGCCGGAAAACTTTCGTTTGCTTGGTCAGCAATACCGTCATACAATCCGATGCAAGTTTCCTTGTTCCATTCAAGTTCACCATTAGCAATCTGTTCTCTAAGAGCAGGGTATGCAGTAAAATAACATGAGTCAGTGTCTCCGTAAACAATTGCTGGCCCTTCGTGGTTGTAATCACCAGTGACCGATTCATTAATAGTACTCATCATATGCTTAACAATTTGACGACCGCTTAGTGTAACACTTTGACCGATACGCTTATCATAGAATCTGCAATGTTCATTTAACAATGCACCATATGCTGAGTTCAATAAAATCTTACGTACACGTTGTCGCTTGTCATAGTAATCAAATTTATCAGTGCCATATGCTTCTTTAGCAAGCTTTTGTGTTTCTTTACGTTCTGAGTACCATCTACTTAGTAGACCAGGAACAACACCTTCTTTTTCATAAGTAAAGATTGTGCCGTTAGCTGATAACATCCATGGCTTATGACTATCAAATATCATTTTCCATATTTCTGCGGCTGACATTTCTTCACTACGGCCATCTTCAAAGTCAACAGTTAGTATTGTACCACGCTCTTGGTTCATGATTGCGGAATACTCTAGTGCCCCGAACAGATTTTCCCATAGAATAGAACCAGTTACTGCATCATCACCTTCTCGGAAGTGTTTCTTTTCACTAGCAAGTTTCACTCCCTTGTCAAGCATGTATTTGTCAGTTAATGTTTGTCTAACTTGTGCAACAATTGTTTCTCCTGCCATGTTGAGGGCACGAATAACCGAGGGATAGAGCGAGTTAATATCGACGGCTCCGACCCACTCATGCATTCCCTTTTTCGGTGTAGCAACAAAGGCACCTGCTGCCTGCTGGACTTCTTCTTCATTTTCAACCTTTCGTTTTTTATCTGGAACAACTAACCCACGTTCATGGGCCTCATTAAAAATTGCCATCTCAATCATTGCCACTGAACCCATTACTGTTGGCAGCAGTACTGTGTTTTCGTGTGCAAGTTGATTAGCTAATTCTAAAAACTTAAGTTTGTTGTGAATCTTCACTAACAACATAGTATCTTGCCTGTTGTATTCAATGAACTTTTTAAAGTCTTTGTTGTACAACTGGTCAAGAGTACCTTCATATTGTGTTTTGTTTTCACCAACTTCCATCTCACCGATAGAGTCAAGTTTGTAACTATGACGAGATTCATAGTTGTATTTTTTGTACAACTGTAAATAGTCCAAGTGAATACGACCTACTAAATCATAAGTTGTTTCACTCTTACCGAATCGTTCGTATTCTCTAGCTTTAGGAAGTTGACCCATCAAGCAGAACTTGCGTGTGTCATCTTTACTCATCACTCTAGTAACACGATTGACCATGTAGGGTATGTCATAGCCTTCACTGTTCCAGCCAGTCAATACATCAGCATCTTCAATCAGTTGAAAGAAAACATCAAACATTTCCTTTTCTGATTTGAAAAGCATTGTGTTTTCAAACTCGTTGACAATCTCATTTGCCGTCTCTGGTGTCATATGCTTAGGAGCAATGACCAGAGTAATACATTGGTCTAGCCAATCTAAGTAACAACTGATAGCAGTTACAGGATTGAATGGATCACTAGTAGGACTGAATCCTTTATCAGGATCAAAGTCTACTTCAATGTCAAAGAAGCAAGTATGAAGTTTAGGTGCGTCAACTTTTAAATAGTTTTCGCTTAGACAACGAAAGATTACCGGCACGTCACTCTCAAACAATTTTTTATTTGAATGTATGCGTCTTTCTTTCTCAAACTCTTGTCGTTTGCGTGTACTGAAACGACTGACTGGATCTCCATAGATGCTACGATGTTTACCCTTAGGGTCAGGATAATACAATACATAGTTAGTGGGATACTCTTTGTATTGACGCTTGCCGTTATTATCCCGTTCTACTACGTAGATACGATCCTCATCCCTGCTATGAATAGCGTCAACGTAACTCAAAGTGTTTTGCCCACAGTTTCCAAGATTGTGTTAAGTTCATCGTGGTCTTTGTTTGTTTGACCCAAACTTGCTTTGTGAGCAATTTTAATTGCTTTCTTCAATGTAGAAGCCTTGATTTCAAGTTCTTCTGCTACTGCTTTAATAGTGTCGTTTAGTCCACCATTCAATGCGTCAATTTCGTGTAGGACATGCATACCCTCATTGACCAATTGAGTGAGCTTAACTTTTGCTTCACCGTTAAAAGTTCTGTTGTAATCTGACATAGGTTCTCCTTAAATAATTAGTTAGTGTACATTGATTGCGTAACAAAGTCAAGTATTTTGCTTGAATTCAACAATCTTCTTGACCAAAGTGTGCAATCCTGGGTTAACGTGTAATGCGTGTGGCATCAATTCGTTGCGAATGTAATTACGGGTGTAGCGTGAATTTTTATTTGACTCATCTTCGAACCAGGATACATTATGACTTTCGCACCAATAAATAAAATCTTGTTTTCGGGTAGTTAAGAACGGGCGTAATACATTACCTCTAGTCAATGGAATGACTTTGGGTGTGCCGTTAAGTGCTGAATGGATATATGTTTCTACACAATCATCCAAGTGATGACAAGTGATGACTGGACCAAGCTCACTCAAAAATTCATAGCGTTCTCTACGCCAGTATTCTTCCTGTGATTCTTTGCTACCTTTTTGACTGCGAGGTGATCCGTACAGCATAACAATACTATGTTCACCGCAGTACCTAGAAACAAACTCTGCGGCTTTTTCACCGTTCTGTGTTCTGTGATTAAAATGGGCAATTGTTACTTCGTGCTTACGACTTAAAAAATCAACAACTGCCATGCTATCTACACCACCGCTACATGCGACTGTGATTTGTTTGGGTAATGGAACTGTAATCTTAATCATTTATGTATTGTATCACACAATTAAACATAGTGCAATTACTAAGGATAAATAAAAGGATGATAAAAAACATTGACCAATTAACAATCTCATTACGAGAATTACCCTTTTCATTAGTACCACCTAAAGCCAGACAATGGATGTT